AATGCGATCTCCACCATCTGCCGCTTTTCCAGCTTGACCATATTTAACTGTGCGAGTGCGGCCAGTAGATTTGTTGGTAACAATCTTGGTAAAGCGTTTTTTAAGCGTTGCCATAATTACATCGTTGTGAAATTGCCATTAGAACTATCATCTGCACCTTCATTGAAAGAAATCATATCATCTATTTCTTTCAAAACTTTCTCGAATCCTTCTTTGTATTTTGCTTGCAATGCAACTTCTTCAATTGTTTTACCATCGCAAGTGGGGATTCGTGATTGCAGGTATGCCTTTAGCTTAAAGCCACTTTTTTGCAAGTAATCACGGAACTTGGCAGAGTCTTCCGACTTCCAATTCATATATTATTTATTTTGTTCTTGAACTGCTGGGGCAGATGTATCGCGCCCAAACAAATTGGGGCTAATCATCTTTGATGCTTGAGATTTCAAATCACCATACATCCCTTGAGCGGCATTCAGATAATTCTTCAAAGACTCGTCTGGCGATCCACTCATTCCCTGCTTATCAAGCTGAGAGTAAGTAGCGGCTTCAGTTGGAGACATAGGCTTTGCTTCGCCAGCACCAATTTTCATTTGGTTCTCGCGGTATGTCTTCATTGCATCAGTTTGTCCACCCATAGTTTTTTAATTTATATTCTGTTTTATTATTTATGCAAATGTTTTATCCAGCAGTTGGAGGTTTAGGAGGATTGGCAACATCATTAACCATTCCAAACTGAGTTGGAATTTCTTCTGCTGCATTTCCTGCTTCGCGTGATTGACCAAGGCTAACTCGTCCAGCTCGCTGTCCACCCATTGCTGGAGGAGCGGCTGCGGGTTGCAATGAAGGATGAATCGGAGTTCCTTGACCAGCGGTAAGGTGCATGAATGCCTTTTCAGCAGATGCGCGGAACTCAGACAATTGCTCTCTGCTTGCGCCCTTAGCTTCCGCTTGCATGACGTGTCCCATGAAATGCTCAATGGCCTTACTTAGCGGCTGAACCATCTCTGGCGGCAATGAACCAGCAGGAGCGTTTTCAATAAGTGGCATTAACTTCTGCGACATCACGCCCAAGTGAACCATGTCATTGTCGCGTGGCGATACAGGAACCTCTTGACCAGCGATGATAGATTGAAGCTCAATAATCTGCTGACGAGTTGCCTCGATTGCCAGAGATTCAACTTGTTCTTTAGGTAGAATCACCGAATTTGCAATGCTCTCGCCAAGCTTGCGGCTCCAGTCCAGCTTCAGAAGTTCATCTTGATTGACATTAGGATTGCCCATGTAACGCTGAATCATCATGTCAAGAATCTGATCGTTCTGAGCTTGAGTATCAGGCAGAAGTTCTTCAGCAGGGCTATAAGCCATAAGAAGAATATCAGAAGGAGGAAGATTACGCTCAAGCATGTTCAGAACGCAAGAAATCGCATCCTCATCCAAATGCTCTGGGACTTGGAATGGAACCATAAAAGAAGGAAGTTCCATGACGCTTTTATCAAATGCGTCAACAACATCAGCCCTAGCCCAAACTGCGTTAGGAACCATTTGCCGAGCGATGTCAAGTTTCGTCTTCAATTCAGATGCCGCTTTAATATGCTCTGGATGGCAGATGCCACGCTGCATACGCTCAACCGCATTGCTATATTGTTTCGTGAACCGCATCAAGATTCCTTCACGGATTTGATTCTCGATAGCTGCAACACGATTGATTTCAGATGCAGTAACCTTCTGGTCGCGCATTCCCAATGCAGAGCTAGGAAGGAATGTGCCAATCTGAATTTCAGCAAGTCCAGAAATGAAACGATCCAACGTCAAGAAGTCATCGACATTCGCTGGCATATTCTGCGGGATGACTTCATATCCTTCCGCGATATAGGCGACAGGGTGATGGACAGTAAGTGGCGTTGCTCCAGCCTTTGCATTTGGCCCTTTCTTGAGAAGAAGCATTCCAGACAAGTAGGAATTATCTACAACAAGGTTACGGGCCTTCTCAATAGCAATATGGGTGTTGTAAAGATCACGCCCAGCACCGCGAGACGACATCAACGCACCGCTTCCAATCTCAACACTGAACAATGCCAAGCATTCACTCATGCGGGTATATCGGTCAAGCTGAGTGCAAATCTCATCTCCGCTTTTATCGTCAAACAAGAATCGGCTTATTTTGCCGTTAGGCTCACGGACAAGAAGCTCGCCAAGCTCTACATATTTTGCGTCATTCTCGTAGCTTGCTCCGTAACTTCCTTCACGAATCCAATCCTCATATCGGCGAGCATCATCGTCAGAATCAAGGGTGCGTCCAGCAGGGATCGCATTGTTAATTGCCCTGATAAGATTCTTAATGTGCCATCCCGCCATTGCTGACATCTGCGGATCTTCCAATACTGGCAAAAGCTCTGCGATCTGATAGCGGCGTTTGCGTCCCCAAATAGGAGTTGAGTCTGTTTCCTGCGGTGTTTCGATAGAGAAAAATGTATAGTCTTGACGAAGGAAATCTGGCTTCCAGTCACGAAGATCATCCCAGCAAAGACCACAGAAACCAAATGTAGTATTTTCATGGACTACCTGAGCAACGATGTCGTCATGCCCTTTCCAGCCACGGATACATTTCGTAATCTCTTCGCGGAAAATTTTAGTTTTATTTTCCGTATCTACACCTTCGATTGGATACTTGGTATAAGTAAGAGTAGGAGCCTGTTCGATTACCTGTTTGAATGGAGGCTGAATACGGCTAACCATAGTGGACAGGAACCCTGTAGGACGATTGCTACGCCAATTCTGCCCCATGCTCTCCAATTTTTTTGCGCTATATGGAGGCTCATTATTTAGCTTTTTCTGAATTAGCTGATTCTTGCGATTGCGCTCAACATTCTGTTGTTTCAAGCGACGATATGCAGAATGTGCTTGCGCGGTGTCCTTAAATGTGCGCCTTACCTTGAGCGTCTTCGGATCAACAGTATCTCCATTGCTAGTTGGAGAACGATCCTCCATCTCAACATTAAGCGTCCTCGGCTTCGTCTGGTTATCAGTAATGCGAGGAGCTTTGTTAGCGTATATGTCGGTAACAAAAGCGGGTAGCGGTTTTAAAACATCTGCCATAATTATTTATTATTGTTCAACCAGCAAGTGTTTGGCAAATCATTTGATTCAGCCAATTTTTCTTTGTCAAAGAAAATCGCAGTTCTATTATCATGCCTTAATAGTTTGCATCCACCTAAAACTGCTGAAGATTTTGTGTCTCTTGCATTACGAATACTTGCACATATACGATCTGTTGCTGCAATGCAAGAAGAACATCCGCCCCTCCAATTAACATTATTAGGACAATCCCTGCATATTTTAGCTCGTTCTTCTGCTATTTCATCACTAATGAGTTGATTGCGCTCAGTAGAGTAAAGAATATTTCTAGCCCAAGTAGAAATATCATTCATCAACTCTGTTCTAGCTGTAGGACTCGTTACACTCGTTACAACAACCATGTCAACGCCATGGCAAAAGTGAGGCCAATTACCACAGATATAGTTAGTTACATCTCCTTCAACATCTCCAACTGGAATGTAGTTCTCTGCACGATAATTCGTTACATTTTCGAGTAGGTTTTTATAACTACTGCCAGTAATCTTGACATCGCTTTCCATGTAGTGATGTCCGCCCGGAGGTATAATTCCAATAATTGGTTTAGGCATAGCTATTCAGAAAAATCAACATATTCCATTTTTTCTATACCTTGCAAGGCTTTTGTTCGTTCTGGCAAAGCTGGTTTGGCATCGTTCATAGTCGCAATTGCGCCTCCCCGTTGACGCAGCAAAAACACTAATAATGATAGAGAATCCAATGCGTCTGGGGAATGTTGTCTTGTGCGCTTGCAGTAGTCGCCTTTACTCTCTACGCGAACCAATCCTTGGCCTTTCTGCTTGTATCGGCGAGCGGTTGCCTGCCTGACAAGTTCCTCGCTTCGGAACCCCGGCGATATTTTCAGATACTCAAACTCCAGATATTTCGCCAAACCGAAAATCAATTCCGTCACAACCCCAGAATAAAGCTGAGATGCTGGCAACGAATCATCACCAAGAATGTGAGTTTCAGTAGCAGCAGTTGAATAATTCACTCCCAACACATCTCCCCACACAGTCTTTAATGAATCATGGATTCCAGCTCCGTTTCCTGTTCGATCAACGCAAACCCAATTTGGAGCTATACGCATTTGTTTGCAAAATCTGATAATATTTGTGGACTGCTCTAGTGTCGCAGCCTTTGGGAATGGAATCTGTGAGTCAAGTTGCAAGACAACCTTGGGATTCTTGTATTCGACAAATTTTCCACTCATTGGCGTATATCCGTCAGAAAGCCCAAATCTGCCGTAGGAGCAAATTACTTGGTCATTGCCCTCCAAAGCCAAGTCGAGCGCACACAGAGGCACTACAGGCCCAACAAAGCGGGTAATTCCCATAGCATTGTCCATCATACTTGGAGTAATGATTGACATCGACACACCTTCTTGCGGGAACCATCCCCTAGCCATGGTGTAATATTCTGCTGTCTTCCCTTTGGATTCATACGCCTGAAAGCCCTCGTATGTCTGAAGACCGGGGAATGCAATCTTCTTCTCAATCACATTCTCGCATTTAGCCGCATCTAATCTTAGAACATGCCATGCATCACGGCTCTTCCACTCAAGATCATCCTCGCAGTCAATAGATCCCCACCCTGCTACTGGCTCGCATCGCTTTCCGAATTCACTTGTCCGATCTTTTGGGTTAGATGCTCCAAAGATTTTAATTCGGCCTTTTGCGCCTTCTGTATCGGCAGCAGACAAAATGTTCTGTAAGCCTTCCCAGACACCAGCAGGAACTTCTTCAGCTTCGTCCAGCACAACATGGGTTCGACTCATTCTACCCCATTTAGGGTGGGATTTCCCGCTTCTTGGACTAGGGTGAAATCCACGGAGCGTTCCAGTTCCACTATCTCCCCTTGGAACTGCTACTAGGTGAATGCCATTCTTGGAATCATTATTTGCTTGAATAGACTTCACAAGTGTCTCACTACCTTCAAATTCTGGTCTAACCAATGCAGTAGTATAGAACTTCTTAATTGCTGCAAATACATTTCGTTGCGCGTGTTCTGCGGTAAGAGACACAACTTTAATGCAAGTATAATGTGGATCACGCATCCAATCCAACAAGAACCAAGCTGCCGCACCGAATGTTTTACCCATTGCGCCTGCACCTTGAATCAACAACTTGTCTTGCTCAAACAAACATCTCCATGTGTTCTGACTAGACATCGGCCTCCAGTCATACACATTCGGCCCCCAGAGAATCGTTGCCGCTGCCTCAAACTGATCCGCATCCAGCAAAGTCTGGACATAGTTTTGCACTACTTCCTTCGCTTTTGGTATATCTAATTCGACCTTTCCTTTCACAGATGCCGCATTTAGAATGATATGCTTCGCCGCATATACAATCCCAACATCTTCGTCTCTGTCAGCCTCCTCCCTTATCTCTTCGGCTAACTTGATGATTCTACTGACGCTTCCCCCAATCACACTAGTTCTGGAAGGTTTCGTTCTTGTTTAAATCTACGCAAAACTTCCCACACCCTCTCAAGCGTGTCATCGCATCCATTAACTTTTTTCTTTTTTATTGTGCCATCTTCATTATAGACATCAACATAAAATTCTTTGAACTCTCCAGCATCATATCGCAACTTACTGCGAATCTCGTTTTCCAAGTCGCTAATGACAATTAACGCATCAACACCAGACAACGCATATTTGTGGTCGTCCTGCTCCTCTGGCAAATTAAATTCTAATATAGCTTTCATTGTGTCACCATGTTGTAATACGCTTTACCAAAACATCCAGACTCTGCAAGTGTAATTACTTGCCCAAGACCGCCAGTCCATTTATCTAACTTCTCTTTAGTCAACTCAATTGGATGTCCGTCATGTGGCGGGATGTCCACCCATTCAAAGATTCGCAATGTCTTTGCCGCATTGAGTGCGTTCTTGATAATTAACTCTGGGTCATCTGTATGTTGAAGGCAGTTGTAAATCCATGCCTCATCATATCCTTCTTCAAATATATCTTCTCCACGGCAAATTAAAGAATCAATGCCCTTCGCTGAATACCTTTCATATGTCCACATTGGATATTCCAATGGATCAACGACAAGCGAACGAGGAGAAAGGTTAATCGTCTTGAGCAATATGGATGTTGGCCCTCCACCAATGTCAATGATCCTTGCGCCTGCTACATCAAAAGAATAGCCAACTTGCTTCAGCCCCATATATCGAGCATAGACATAATGCTTCTGATCTTCGTCGAACGTATTACAACAATCTCCCCAGTAGTTTGATTCAAATGTGTAGTCACTCATATAATACTTGGATAAAACTTTGTCATTGCGTCAATTCCGTTTCCATCAGCATACCAGCCTTTGCCATCATAGACATCCAGAACGTCTGAGAAATACTTCTCATACATTGGCGCAACCTTCTCTAGTGTAAAGTTCTCTCCAAACTTTCGGCAGTTCTCTGGCTTGATCTGGTCAATATTTTTGATCGCATCCACAAAATCACCCATCGTCCGACAACGATAACCTGTAATCCCATGCAAATTATTTTCTGCAAAGCTACCCCAGTCTGTCGTTATCGTAGGAGTTCCACAAAGCAGGTTTTCAATCTGGACGCCACCAAATGGCTCAACATACATGGAAGGCAAAAAACTAGCCTTCGCATTTGCCATCAATTTTTTCCGCTTTACCACGTCGGCATATCCGACATATTCAACATGCGCTGGTAACTTGTAGCCTTCTTCTTTCTGTCCTGCAATGACAAGCTTAACCCCTGCTTTTTCCGTGGCTTGAATCGCAACATCAACGCCTTTACCAGAATAAACCCTGCCAAGATACAAGAAGTAATCTTCTTTCTTATGATTAAATTCAAAATCTTCTTCATCGAAATAATTAGGAATTACAACATCATACCAATCTTGATTGCACTGACCAACATTCTTCAAGCCACAATAGGCGTGATAAATCGCGTAACTCTCCCATACTTTCCATCTTGCCCAATGTCCCCCAGCATAGCCAATGCCGGGTTCAACGCAAATCATGTCTTGATGCGCGTCACAAATCGGACGAACTCCACTTCCCCAGAATGGCAAAATAAAATCATTCTTCAATTTCCTCTTTCCAACTTCTCTAATCGCATTCTTGAAAAATGTCTGATATGCGTGATCACTTGTGTTGAACTTGAAAAAAGTTTTGCGCCAATCATGCGAACCATATGACTTCTTAAAGTCATCATTCGTCAAAACCGTCACATGCTCCGTGCAAATCAAGTCTGAATCTTCATGGCCGTAGTGGATGACTTCATGCCCTCGCTCGACCATCATCTTTCCGAATTTAACGACTTTCTGAGTGTAAGCGCAGGCGTTGAATTCTTTACTCGTTACGGTGTGCGGAAGTCCTAAAATGTGGAATCTCATATTTATTTATTGTCTGAAATCCTAATCAACTCTATTCCGAAATCAATTGCAAGCGTTATGCTCGTTATGTCTCTGTCGTATATGTCTTGATAAACCACGGTCTTGATTCCATGGCTGGCAATCGCTTTCAAACAATCATTGCATGGTAGCAATGTCACAGCAATCAAAGCGCATTCGTTTGGCTTTACGTATCGCAATGCATTTTGCTCGGCATGGACTACTAGCAACCTTCTCTTGTCTCTATCTTGCCAATCTTCACGCATTCCAGCGGGGAAGCCGTTGAATCCAACACCTGCCACTGTATTGTCATGGCGCAATAAACACGCACCTACTTTTCGCCATGGGTCTTTACTTTTCTTCGCTGCTACCTTGGCAATGTCCAACGCATATTCTTGCCAGCTCATAGTTCAAATGCTCGCATCTCGCCGGGAATGTCGTCAGGGAATCTAATTCCTTCAACTTCTGCTTTGTTGAAGCGTTCAATCTCTAGCGCGTCCTGTATTTCTTCGCGCAAGTAAGCTAGTGCTGAATCGTAGGCGTCGAACTTAGCCGTCTCTGTGTGGTGCAAATATCCGTTTCGCTCTACCACATAAACTGGATCGTTTCCATAGCTCCAACGGGTCTCGATGAACCAATGGCAGTCTCGATCCTTGTGGTGATCTCCCGAAATCAGTTCGTGATATTCTTTCGCAAGTTTCGTGATTTTATTCGTCGTCGTTTTCATTCGTCTCGTTTTCTAGTTGGTTGAATGCGAAATCCATTTCATGATGGAAATGTTCTTCTGTGAAATCTCCTTGGTTCAATTTAAACAAACACGCGGCCATCGTTCGCAATACGCGAGCATATGCAATCGTCGTCGCAAATGCTGCCTGTGTTGCTTCTCCGTAGTTTGCAAACATCGGCGCACCTTCTTCGTTTATCTCATCGCTTCCGTTGTTTCTAATCTGTGACAATATCCACATGGAAAACATGTCGAGACTCTGAATGAAGTCGTTCGGGTTTAACTGGTCGTTTTGCGTGTCGATCTGGCTTTCCATGTCCTTCTGACCATCGGCGAATCCTTCCCAGTAGTCTTGGCTTTTGTCACTCATTGGCAAGATTCACACTCCTCATCATCTAGATTGCAAGTTCGGTGAATGATCTGGTCGAAATCTTCGTCTGCTTCGGGTGGCGAGAGTTTAACCTCGTCACCGTGTTCTTTGTCGAGCCTCTGAATTGCTTGGTTGTTGGAATAGGAAAGTGATCCGTATCGTTTGGAAAGCTTTTCCATATTCTCGGAAATTACCTGATCGAGATTGCATCCGATGCTGTCGAGAATGCCGGTAATGTAAAACAGTAAGTCTCCGCATTCTTCTTTCACATTGGCAATGTCTAGTTGCTTGCGGTAGATCACCGCCTTCTTGATTGCGTCGAGAAGTTCGCCAGCCTCGCCACTGATTCCGACAGCCATGTGCAGGCGGTGAGCGTCGAGCGGTGTAATCTCGGAAACAATATCCTGCCCCGGCTTTGATAGAGCGCGAACGAAGTCGGGATACAAAATCCCCGGCCTGCATGCGTCTTTGAAGTATTCGTTTAAGTTGCTCATAGGATTTTCTTCCTAGCTGGTTTTTTTACCCTCGCAAGTGTTTTTTCACTGCTTGGAAAGGAAAATCTCTAGTTTACGAATATCGGCCTCCAGAATGCTCTTTTCCTTTAGTGTGCTAGTGAGTGACGATCTTAGCAATTCGACAAGCTTGTGGGCTGTTTCTGGCTTCTTTTCGGTGTCGTATGTTGTGAGAAGGATTTCAAGTTCAGTCTTGGTTTTTTGGGACATAGGACGGGAAAAGATGACATGCGGCGAAACTTAGTCAAACCATGGTCCGGCTTGTTTGCACTTAGTTAAAACTTAGGCATTTCCTGAAAATGCGGGAATCTGTCGGAATGTGACAGAACGAAGCAAAAACCTAAGCGGGTATAGTTTCGGGGAATCTAGCTAGATTCGGCTTTTTCGGGTATAACGAAACCCTGCGCTGAGATTGCGTCTCGTTATCTAGTCAGATTCTACGGCCTCGGGCTGTATGTCTATGATCTGAGGAATTGCATCAGGTAATGCCTGCAAGTCCTGCAAACTGTCCTGTGTGTTCCGATCTGGCACGGAGAAAGAAATCTTAA